TGTCGGTGTTCTTGGCGTTGATAGTGAAAGAACACAGGTGGTACAGGTGGAGAAAACAGTTTGAGGAGGACGAAAACGATGATAGTGATGAGAGAGGTATTTAAGAGGGACAAGCCCCTTGACAACGGCAGTGGAGCGGTAAGCCTTTGCGTGTTCCATTCAAATGTCAAGTCTGACGAGTGCGGTGCACTGACAGTAAAGCCGACGAAGGACTACTGCCGCAGATGTGCATTCTACAAGACCCGTGAGGATTTCGACAGAGGGCTTGGCGATGCCGCAAGGTCGCTGAGGGATAAGGGGCTTGAACCTGTGAAGAAGATGGACTATGACGGCAGGCAGTATATGAGCGTAAGACCTATTGAAAAGGAGGATAAAGATGATATCGAAAGAGGAGTTTGAAAAGGCGGTGGAGTGCTGTGCTAGTGACATCACAGATTGCGACGGCTGTCCGCTTTGTGCCAGCGATAAGCACCGTATGTGCAGTACATATCTTGCCGAATACATAACAAAAAACGAGCCTGCACTGTCTGCCAACAGCACAAGCTCGGAGGTATCTGCAAAAGAAGATACCGATAACATACACCTTGATGATAGCACAAAAGGACAGATTTGTCAAGCATATGATACCGTAGACGAAGCCTGTACAGATATACTCGATATCTATGAGGGAATGTCGGCATGTGAGCGTAGAGCTTTTGATATCGGAGAAGTGTACGGAAAAATATGCAGCACAAGGGATAAGCTTGAAAAGTTGAAAGGCGGCGACGGCAAATGACAATAGATGAATTTAAGCTGAAACAGAATCTGCCTTACGAAGTGAAGGTACGTCACGCAGAGATCAGAGCTTGGGAGTTCTACAACAAAGTGTACGGCGATCTTAACGCTACTTGTCACGTTTCTGTCGGAGGACTTGATAGCATTACACTTCTTGTGTTTCTTCGAAACATAGGCATTGATGTTCCTGCCATAAGTGTGTCTATCTTAGAAGATAGAGGAAACCAAGAGATACATAAGCAGCTGGGTGTTACATCTATAAAGCCATATATGAGCAAAACGCAGGTGCTCAATCAACTTGGCTTTCCGGTCGTGAGCAAAGCCAAAGCCAATAAGATAAGCTATCTGTTGCAACCTAATGCGGACAAACAGACATTTATTCACGCAATTATGACAGGTGATATGGGCGAACAGGGTGGCTTCAAGCACTCCGATCGCATCAAGTTGCAAGATAAGTGGATAAAGCTCTTTGGCGGTAATTATGCGCATATGCGACCTGATCTTGACATACGACCTGTACCAAACTTTAAAGTATCGTCAAAATGTTGCTACTATATGAAGGAAAAGCCTTGCGACGATTGGGCAAAAGAACATAACAGCTATCCATATTTGGGACTTATGGCGTCAGAAGGCGGTCAAAGGGAAATGGCACTAATGAAAAACGGCTGCAACTATTATGGTAAAACTACAACACGAAGCTGTCCGTTTGCTATATTCACGAGGCAAGATCTGTTACAGCTTGCTCTTGACCTTAATGTACCCGTTCCAAGAGCATATGGAGAGATCAAACGCAAAGAAAATGGTGAGCTTTACACTACGAGAGCGCAGCGTACGGGCTGTTCAATGTGCGGCTTTGGTATACATATGGAGCAGCGTCCTCACCGCTTCGATAGACTACGTGAAGATAATCCTGCTGAATGGGAATACTGGATGAAACGCTGCTGTAAAGACGAAGACGGCACAGTTTATGGCTGGGGACGTGTGCTTGACTTTATAGGTGTTGAATGGAGATAATGAAAGGAGCGAACTAAAATGTCAGTAAAAATAAACTCGCTTGAATTTGAGAACGTAAAGAAGATAAAAGCCGTACAGCTTGAGCCTGCAAAGAATGGACTTACTGTTATCGGCGGAAAGAACAGGCAGGGCAAGACCTCTGTCCTTGACGCTATCGCTTGGGCGCTTGGGGGAGATAAGTACAAGCCGTCCTCTCCTCAGCGTGAGGGGTCTGTTGTCGAGCCGCACTTGAAGATCACCCTCGATAATGGTATCGTGGTGGAGCGTTCGGGTAAGAACAGCTCTCTCAAAGTCACGGACAGCACAGGTAAG